AACCATTCTCTCCTTGGAAAAATCCAACACCAAGAGTAACACTGTCTGCGATTTTACCAGCAGTTACAGCATCATCTGCAAGGTCAGATGCTACAATCTCACCATCTTTAATAGAACGAGAAGTTACTTGTCTAATTGCCATTTCTTTAATCCTTTATAGTATTTATGCATCATCTGTGTCTGTACCTGTCGTTTCATCGTAATTCTTTGCGTCTTCAAAGAATGATGTTGTTTCGTTAAATCCAAAATCATCATCTGCATCGGCAGAGGCAGGATTAGGTGCGACAGAGTATCTTTGTTCTCTCTTAGGTGCATTAACTTTTGAGTCTGTATATTGGTCAACCTGTACAGTCTTAATAACCTTCTGGTCAGTGACAGGGCCGTACAGATAAAATTTAGCAGTGAAATCTAATGTATAGATGATTGCTCGTCTTGTAATCAAATCTGCTTCATAATTATCTTCATAACCAACATTTGTCAAGACAATAGGAACATCTCTAGTTGTACCCATTGCAGTGTTATCATTTAGTGTTACTGTGTAGTCTGGTTGAAAGAATGGAAGAATTTGTTCTACAATTTGCAATGCATCGTCAGAGTTCTTTGCCATAACAGCCATTTGAAAGTCCATGTTATATGGAACAGGCATAAACTGTTGACTCATTGTCTTACCTTGAGCAGACGAATTTACCTTCTTTAATTTTTGAATAGAATTTAGTTTACGAGTAGAATCATAAGAAATAGTTTGAATTTCAAATCCAATACGAGGCAAAGTAACCGCAACCTTCTTTGTGAGGTTGGGGTCTTCTCTAAGTCTTGCTAACCATTTTTGTTTTGGCCCATATGCAAGAGGAACTTTCATTGTTTGTATTACTTCACCAGCATTGTTCGTCCGAACAAGGTTGATATCATTAAACATCGTTCCAAATGCAACAACGACTTTTCGCATTGTTTCATGGTAAAATTGTTGTCCTAACATATTATCCTACTCTTCCTATATCACCAAACGGATTAGACTCTGTAAAGTCAAGAACGGAATCATCCGCTGTATCAAAGAAATCATTCATTGCGTTCTCATCAATAGTGTCCACTTTATAAGTTTCTAATACTATATAGTGTCCTGTTTCAGACAGGATTGCACCAGTACCATCTTCCATAGACAACTGGTATAGTCCAGCGTCCAGTGAATTATCTGTTTCGATTGCATCAATTTCTGCAATCCCTGTATCAATATCCTCTGAACTATATTCAAAGGTCTTGACTTTTAGTTTGTATGCTGGTATATTGTGTACTTGATAGAATGGGTCATCGTGGTCAACGAATGATATTTCAAACATCTTATTTACTTTAGGGAAGTAAACAAGGTCACCCTCATTCGGTCTAGTCTTTACTATCAAGTTTGAATCGCCAGATACTAACTGTTCAAATCTTCTTTTTGCAACAACAAATGTAGCATCATCTTGCATTTGTAAACCAAACTTGGACATGATTTCTTTTTCACCCTCATATCCTTCTACGTTTTCAAAGTACATTTCGATTTGGTATGCGTCACCAAATTTAGACAATACGTCTTCACCCAAGAGATTGTCCTCTTTGATAAGAGTCCTTGGAATGTAGTATACGTCTTGACCATAAATCTTCAACTGCTCTATCATCAAATCTTCATAGAGATGTTGTTCTGGTTTCGTACCTGTGTCAAAATACACGTTTGTTGGCATCAAATTATCCTATCATATAGTTTGGTGGTAACTCATATGCGAGCTGTATTTGTTCTTCTAATTTTTCTATATCAGCGTTTGCTTCCTCAAAAAGTTTTGCACCATTTAATGTCACACCACCTAACATCTGTACACCTTCAAACTTAGAAAGGTTTGCACCCCATTGTCTTTTAATCAGTGCGGTTGTATATCTTTTTAAATAGATGTCATTGAAAACATCTGTGTATGTAGTAGGGTCTAACTTTCTGTAACATTCAATGATGATAAACTCACCAGCAGTTACGTCATTACCCCAATCCATTTCAATGTATAGTCTATTCATATGTTGATTAAAACGAATTGGTTTTTCACCAACAAGAATATGGTCAAGGAAATCTAAGTGTTGCATAGTCATTTGATAATGCAATATAGAAGTACTTGAGAAATCGTATAGGTCATTTAATCTTAACTGATAACGAACATCAAATAGATTTAGATTCGCTTTGTCAGTGAAGTCAAATATCTTGACAACAGACAAGACACTATCTGGTACAGGGATAAATCCCTTACCTTCCAACCAGTTTGCAGTGATTGAATTGTCTGCTTTATCTGTTGCAGTCGTAGTTGTATTAGTCGCAGCTCTGTCGATTTCTGCCTGTGTAATCTGATGTTTCAAGTACATTCTTTCAACACCATCGTAATGATATTGTGCGAAGTATTGTAATGCCTCGTCAATTCTATCATCAACTTGGTCATCGTCAACATTGATTTCAATCACAGGCTTACCAAGAGTTCTAAGACAATACTCTTTTAAGTTTGCTCTTGAATTTGGATTTGCCATTTATCTTTTCCCTTTATTATCTATTTATGTCACCCAAGTGCGACACCCATAGCAATTGCGAATCCTTGTGATGCACCAGCAGCAGTCTGAATACTTCCATCTCCAAATTCAATACCATTTGTTCCCACAACAACTTTACCAGAACCATTCGGTATTATATTAATGTCTCTGTTAGATGCAGACACAATACTATGAGTTACTACATCTAGATTGCCTCCAAGTTGTGGAGAACTATCATCAGATACATTCTGAATACCAGCACCAGCAAGTGAACTAACAGATGCAAATCCAAGGTTTCCAGAACCATCTGTTTTCAAAACTTGTCCAGCATTACCGTCTGCGACAGGATGAGAAAGTCCATCAAGAATTACTTTACCAGAACCATTTGGTGTAATTGCAATATTACCATTTGATGCAGATACAATTGAGTTTCCATTTACATCAAGGTTGCCTCCAAGTTGAGGAGTCGAATCTGCGGCTACACTTGCAATACCAGTTGCAGAAACAACAAGGTCTATTGTTCCATCACTATCTTGATAAGTTGCAGTTATATTTGTTTCGGTATTACTAGAGAACATTGCACCGACTGTATCTTGAATCACTTCAGATAAGTCGATATTTCCAGTACCATCAAAACTTACACCGTGAATATTTCTTGCAGTTTCTAATGCAGTAGCAGTAGCTGCATTTCCAGAAGTATCTTGATTTCCAGATGCATTTACCCCAGGCAGATTTATGTTTGCAGTACCATCAAATGATACTCCACCAATAGTTCTTGCATTTGCAAGTGCAGTTGCAGTATCAGCAACAATTGTAAGGTTATTAATGAATGATGCGTTTACACGACTATCAATTGCAGAGTTTACTCTTGCAGTTGTATGGTAAAGATTAGATGAACCTTCTGATAAATCATCTGTATCAAAACCAGTTAAGTTTCTTGTACTGGTTGACAATGCCCAACCCATGTTTCCGTGTGAAGAGCATTGATAATGTAAAACTTGTGGAGTTGTATCTGAAACAATAATCTGGGTATATGCACCAGAACTGCCTGGCCCACTTGAACCATTTACGACTGTAACACCAGTTGTATATGCAACAGACTTTGCAGAATCATAATAGAAAAGAAGAGGGTGACCAGAATTACTTGAATCACTTTGGTCAAAACGATATGTAATTCTTGGAATTAATTTAAGATAAGGAGAGAATACACCATTGATTTTATATTTGTTACTAGAACCAGTTCCATGATATGCGTGTGCAGAAGTTGACGTTGCAACTGTTACTTTAAACGTAACAACATTAACATCAAAATCAGTTGCATAATGATTAGACAGAGTAATAACTGCACTAGAACCGTCACGAACATAAAATTTCTTGTCAACGGTATTAAGTGCAACTTCACCAGCAATTAAGTCCGAAGTAGATGGAATCGTTGCTTGTGTATTACTGTGTTTTAATTTTATTGATGTAGCCATTAGGCGTTCTCCCTAGACTACCAATTAAAAAGTTCCACCGTCTACAGCAGTTGCAAATGCAAGTGTATCACTTGATGCTGTATATGTTAAGATACCATCATTAGAACCACCACCATCTAATGCTGTAATAGTATTAGCAGTGTTTGCAACCAAGATAGAACCTTTTGCAATAGCTGTCAATCCAGTACCACCATTTGCAACTGGTAAAGAACCAGTAACTTTTGCAGTTAAGTCGATAGACCCTGCTAACATTGCATTTGTAATACCAGATGCTTTCACTCTTAATGCATCTGAACTTACTTCTATTGAAGAATCATCCACACCAACATTTAATGTGTTACCAGATTTTGTTAATGCAGAACCAGCGATTACTTGACCAGCACCAGAGAATTGTGTAAATGTTAGTGCAGTTGTTCCGACTGTAATTGCACCATCATTTGTAAGAACAAAACCATTGTCTGCGTTTGTTGTACCTTCTTCTGCAAAGAAAAATGCACCACCAGTTACTTCTGAGTCTGCATCAAAATCTGTTGCACGAGTCGGAGCACCACTTGCATTAACTGTATAGATACCATTCTCTGAACCAGTTGATTGGTCTTTAATAAGAATTCTATCGTTGGTTGCAAGAGTAATACCATCAACTGTAGAGTTATTTGCATCCCCAGATCGGAAGA